CATTATTGACAAGTCGACCGGAACATGTGTTGAAGATTTGTTGTGTAAGTTTGATTTGGCCAAGGCGATTGCGAGAGGCAAACAGCGATTTGCGGCGGTGTTCAATTTAGACAAACACGACGAGCCGGGGTCGCATTGGGTCTCGATGTTCCTGAGCGTGCCCAAGAAAACCATTGTGTTTTTTGATAGTGCTAATGGCGGTGTGCCCGCCGAAATCCGGCGATTCGTGAAGTTGGTGCGTGGACAGAATCCCGAATACAAGTTTATCGCGACGAAGAAAGAGCACCAGAAGAAAAACACGGAGTGCGGCGTATATTCGATCCATTTTATCATTGAAATGCTCCACGATTATGACAAGATGCTGAACATTGCGCTAAAAGGACGAATGCCGGATAAGGCAATGACGCGATATCGGCGCAAATATTTTAATCGACCAACAAGGGCATACGACCATGAAAGGGCATAAACAAGTGATCGAATGTTTTGTTCTGTAAATATATATGCCGCAGCCGAGAACTAGGAGGCGTAAAAATAAAAAAAGAACCACAACACGGAAAAAACGAGGTGGATCAATGATAACAAGTACACGTACAACGGATGGTGATAATCGTCTTATTAAAAATACTATGGATATCAAAAAAGCCGACCCAAATGTTGCATTAAAATCGAAATCTTTTGTATCAAATGTTAAATCCAAGGTTAATTTGTTTCCTTCATTGGAACAAATAAATAATATATCAAAAACGTTCTCCGGAATACCAGATACCAAAATAAAAAGAACAACTGCTCATATTGTTGTAAATGGAGAGGCAGAAAGTCAGCAGCGTCAATTGTTTGATAAAATTGACGTTGGTTCAGTAAAAGATGTAATTGACGCACAAATCACGGCTTTGTATAAAATAAAGAAAGGCGAAAAACTGAAAGAGAGTGATTTAACCCCCTTTGAAGAATATGCCAAGACAAATCCAAAAAAGGATAACACGCAAGATATCGCTACACCATCATTCATGGAGTTGTTGCCGGATATTTACAAACTCATTCCGGATGCGTTAGTCGAGCAAATTATAGACCCCCTAGTTTCGAATGGGTTCGCAGAAATATACACAAAAGGCGACCCAACTACATATGACAATGTGCGATGGGCAATTGTGTTAAAGGCGCTATTTTTATTAGAAGAAGAAGAAAAGCGGAAAGACGCATCGACAACATCACGGTCAAATAATTCACAATAGTATGGATTTATACAGCCCCGCGACAAACCGGACACCGGCCATCCCGGGTTAGCCAGCGCCTTAATGCCGCCTCTTTAAATACATGTCCACACCCCGTGATTTTCATAACACTCGTACCAACCTCTATTGGTTCTAATGTTATTGGGCAAGTTACTTGTTCTGGCAACTCCGGTTGTTGATAAACTGTCGTATTATTTGAAATGTCGACACCCGTACCATTCGCGGCTCGTCCACTGAGTGCCGCCAAAATAGAGGCAGCATTCGCATAGCTTACAAACTCAAAAGACAAGACTTCATTTTGCCCTGTTGTAGGACCTTGAGGTATATCTGTAGAGGGCGTAGAAGGCGCCATTGTTGTCCCCCTATATTGTTCTAAACTACTTCGGAATCCGCCTCTCACGGGACGTTGTTCGCGTATCATTTCGACCGCGTCTTCCATCAATTGTAAATACCGTCGATGGTTGTTTTGTAGGTCGCTCAAAACCGTATATATATTTTGCGGTTGTGACGATGATGTTATCTCCATGATATAATTGAACAGTATAAAGAGTTTTGCCGTTTCTCTATATATAATTTTATCGAATGAACATATCCAAAGAACAATACACGGTAAATGGATTTACGGGGCTGGTCAATCTGGGCAACACATGTTTCCTCAATTCGTGTTTACAAGCACTCTCGCATACCTATGAACTTCATGCCGTATTTGATAAACCCGCGGTCCAAACCAAATTGGCGAGCAATGCTGACTCACTCGACGTCCTCATATTCAACGAATGGAAATCGCTGGTTCAACTGATGTGGTCGGGCAACGGCGCCGTGAAACCTCTCCGATTCGTATCATCCGTTCACGAAATCGCCCAGAAAAAGGGCGTGGAAGTATTCACCGGATACGCCCAAAATGACGTGAGCGAGTTTCTGCGGTTTGTTGTTAACTGTTTCCACAACTCGATTTCGCGGTCGGTCAAGGTGAATATTAGCGGAAAACCGCAGTCGACCGTGGACACTCTCGCAGTCAATTGCTATGAAATGTTGTCCTCCATGTATTCGAAAGAATACTCGGAAATAATGGACCTCTTTTACGGAATCAGCGTCACCGAAATCCGGGGTTTAGGCAATGCCTCTCTCATTCATTCTCAAAAACCCGAACAATTCTTCATTCTCGATTTGCCGATTGACCGCGCAGCCCCTACGCTGACCAACTGTTTAAATCTGTTTGTCGCGCCGGAGCAGCTCACGGGTGACAACATGTGGTTCAATGAGAAAACGGGACAAAAAGAGGTGGTTCAAAAACGCACATTGTTCTGGAACTTGCCGACCGTGCTGATTATCACGCTAAAACGGTTTGAAACCCATGGCCGCCACATCCAGCGCATCAATGACGTGGTTGATTTCCCCCTGTCGGGGCTCAATCTATCCTCCTACGTAGAGGGATATCGCGCAGACAAATACATTTACAACCTCTATGCGGTTTGTAATCACATTGGCGGACCTATGGGCGGACACTATACGGCGTTTGTGAAAAACGACGCGGCGAACAAATGGATCCACTACGATGACAATGGGGTAAGCATCATCGACAATCCTGCCTCTATTGTGACTCCGATGGCCTATTGTTTATTCTATCGACTCGCAGTATAATATTTTCACCATGAGTATTATACGAATGTCGTCAGATAAGAAAAAGGTGCCTGACCCGGCCGACAATTATTTTGACGTGAACTCTACGCTGATTACTGTTGGATTTTTAGCAATTTATTTTATCATATATGGTGTTTTGAATGCTTTTTTTGATGAAAACGACCATCATACAAAAGCGACCCTAGTGGATATAGTATCGCTTGTAATTTTCATTGGTATCATTCTATATTATTATTATTCGCTCAGTGCGACCGAGCAGGACTCGTTCTGGAAAGACTTTAAAGAATCGGCGCACAAATATTTGGACAATGCGTATTCTGTCTTAGAGGTCATTGGATTTCTAATATTATTTAAAACAGGAATCTATTTATTGGGAGTCCCGACAGGACCTGGTGAGACACCGAGGTCGGTCGCATTCTTGGAATCGAAGGCGTATTTGTTTTTGACCGTGCTGCTGATTATCCAGTTTTTCAAATATGTTTTCAAGATTGATATTGTGGGGGTGATTTTTGGCGACGTGGATTTTGCGAGCCTTTTTGAAACAAAGAAGACGGAGGATTCTACGGACGCATCTGGTTCTACCGTGGGTCCCAAAGAAGAGGTTTTCAATGTGAGTAACAACCTCTATAATTATGAGGATGCGAAGGCGGTTTGCCGGGCGATGGGGTCGAGGTTGGCGACGTATGATGAAATCGAGGCGTCCTACATGGGCGGGGCCGAATGGACGAGCTACGGGTGGAGCGAGGGCCAGCATGCGTATTTCCCCACGCAAAAAGAGACATGGGCGCGACTCCAAGAATTGAAAGGTCACGAACACGATTTAGGAAGACCGGGTGTTAATGGCGGCTACTTTGCCAATCCCAATGTGCGCTTGGGCGTGAATTGTTATGGAGTCCGACCGCAAATCACGGATGCGGACCAGGCGCTCATGAATGCGAAGAAGAATCGTGTGGTGCCGAAGACGGCGGAAGAAAAGGAGCTCGATATGAAGGTGGAATTCTGGAAGGCCAATAAGGACAAGCTGTTGGTGTTGAGCAGTTTCAACAACGATAAATGGTCGAAATATTAAACCGTCAAAGAATTATAGGACTTTGTCCCATAATTCTTCTAGGTTCGGTACCGATTTCTGATTTAATGGGACGCAAAGCATCCCATTAAATCTTTACCGGTATTAGAGGTATAAAATTATATATATTTTACGGACGGTAAAATATGTATTGGTAACACGTTATCTTCTGGATGACCGACTCTATCCATAAAATTGAAATAAATAATTACACCGACCAAAAAGAAAAATGAGACAAAACTCATTTTCTTTTTGGTGTTTACCACCCATAAATATAAAAATGAGACGAAAAACGTCTCATTTTTCTTTTCGTAGGGTGTAATATAAAGTATTTTTTATAAATATTAGAATGAGCATTCGAAATAGTGTTGGTATCTTACACCTTTTCGCACCCAAAGTGCGTAAAGGGGACCCCCTTTTTCACTCATAACTGCCCCCAAAGGGGGCGTTTTGAATGAGAAAAGGTGTAAAAAAAATATTTCATCCAGACGTTATAGGGACGATGGACTCGTAATAATTACAAAGAAACGGCGCTTACACCATTGCGCATTTTAAATGCGCAATGGCAACCTACTTTTGCACTCTTAAATGTGCAAATGTGTAAAATCAAATATGCGAATGAAGATAATTGCGGGGTCTGCAGTAATTCTGAAAATACAATGGAAGTGCCAAATAATAAGGTAGACGAAACCGAGTATATTTATCTGATGGGGTACGAGTCGACGCATAAATAAGATTATTATGTGGGCGGTAATGCGTTATTTTCTGGATGACCTGGTTTTTTTATAGGCACTGTGATTTTTTGCTGGTGTAGACCGATGAAGGTTTGAAATGGGGCAATCTGCCGTAGGCGGATTACCTTTCAATTTATTTATCGGTAACGTTGCGCTTGAACCTCTCTTCTTGCGTCGCGATTTGCCACCTGCGGATTTTGTTCTTAATATTTTTTGCGGCGAAAATTGCGATTCTCTAGTACGTTTTAATGTTATCGAAGACATTGCTGCTAGTTCCGCCGTTTTAGTATCAAACCATGCCTTGAGTTGTTCAGCACTCGCTCGCTTCGTCCAATCATCACTGAAAAATGATTCCCATGTAGCAGATAGACCAAATATATTTATAATTTCTTTATAACACATTGTCATTATAGAAATGCTCTCTTTTGGTGTAAATAATGTTTCAATCCTCTGAACAAATGTAAGGTGCGTATTGGGTTTCTTATGGGGCTTATTGATTTCCTCATCTGGCTTATTGATTTCCTCATCTGGCTTATAATTTACAAATAATTTATCCACGATTTCATCCATCATTTCATTTGTAAGTTCGGGTCTAACTTTTCTTAATGCGTTTGGCAGAAGCATATACATAAATGTCACACCAAGAGACCAAATGTCGGATGCCTTCAACATATCGAACGTAGGTTGACCAGGTCGCATATTTTCGGGAGACGTGTATCCGGGCGTTCCTAATGGGTATGCCACATCGCCGTCTCTCCTTGCCATTCCAAAATCAATCAACTGTACTGTTCCCTCTCGGGTTACTGTTATATTTTCTGTTTTTAAATCGCGATGAACATACCCATGTTTATGTAGGCAATCAATCGCATTTATAATTTGCCCAATATAGTCACGAGTTGTTTCAGGAGACTGATCCGACCCATAAACATCAAACAAATCAGTTCCGCAATTTTCCATGTGGATATATAATTTATGCTTGGCACTATCATAAGCATAGCCTAAAAGTTTACACACATTTGGACAGATTTCCGATATAGCATAATAATGTACAATCTCACTTTGAATCGAGCTGGTAATTTTTTCAATTAATTCAGGATATGAATTGTGTCGTGTAATTTTGATTTGATATTCTAAGTCAATTATTTTCATAACATGGGTTTCATTCGCATATGCTTTTCCATATGCGCCAGGTTCCAGGTATTTTGTCGGCTTAAATATACTTATATCCTCTAGTTTTGGAATATTTGGGGGCAATTGGTCAATATACGCGTCGATTTGGACGAATGGGTTGGGCGGCGGCACAAGGCTAAACTTTGATTTTCCAAATGCTGCCATTATATTATTTGCGCATATATTTTTTCCGGCCTCTCGTTTTCTTATGGCGTTTTGTTTTATTGTTCCCGCCCTCTAAACTAGAAGAATGTACGCGTCGCGTTCGTTGTTTAGGGCTTGGTTTTATTTTACTAACAATCGACTTTCTACTCGTGTAAAACGATTTATCATCATTGGATCTAGTTGGCGCACGTGTTACAATATGATTTATCGATCTCTGGTAATCAAGCAGTTGTGTTCGTTTAAAAGCATATTGTAAATCCCCGCTAGTCAATCGAACATCAAATCCTCCAAAAAAACGCGTATCGTCAATTCCATCACCCAGTATTTGTTTAACATTTTCATTAAACTCCCTCCAAAATGAAGACTGGTTGTCTTCTGATAATTTTCCAACTCTGTGCATAAACGATGTGTTTTTAAACCTAGCATTTAATAAAAAATCTACATCCTCTTGTTTTGAAAACATAATCGCGAATATTACACCAATAGAATATGTGTCCGTTTTCTTTAGGTCTTCGTCATCTGTAATTGGTCGCGTTGGGTCGCCATATAACTTAGTTCCAATTATGTTCCTCTCTTGGTTCATTTTTAATTCGTCAGGAACTTCTGCATCTCCGCACAAATAACTAAGCCCAAAATCAATAAATGATAGCGTATTGTCAGCCGATATTGTTATGTTTTCCGGTTTTAAGTCGCGATATACAACGCCGTTATCATGTAAGCATTTCAAATTATCTATTATTTTTCCAAATATTTCACATTTTGTATGAAAATCCAGCGATTGACCAAATAATTTGGTAAAAAAATCGTCTCCACAATATTTACTTTGAACATATAATTGTTTTTCTCCTTTGTCATAGTAACATCCAATAAAACTACACACACCAACGCATTTCTGTGCGATATAATGGTATATCAACACTTCATTGCGCACATTATTTATAGCATACATATGCCCTTTTTGTTCGATTTGACGTCCGATGTCGATTTGTTTGACAACATAGTTTCCAGTTTTATTCACTCGAGCAACGCCGAACCCACCGTCTCCCAATTTGTACAATGACTCCCATATCAAATCCATTTCTTCGCCATTGGTCGCGATTTTAGCAATTTCGGGGTTACCGTTTATATGAGTATCAATAAATTGTTCTACTGTTTGACCGGACGCCATTATATTATTTGTGGAGATTTTTACAAATTAACTTGTAAAAATGTATGTTTACATCTATTTTATTTATCCGATGGTGTAAATGCCGCCGTCGATCTGCGTGCATCTAACTCCTCCCGCGTCAAATAAATCGACTTCAGGTCACTCTCCGAGTAGCCAAGTGGCTGGGCTTTCTCTTCTACACTCGTATAGAGGTAAGGAGCACCAGAGGCCGGTTTGACATCATTGTCCTGGCGAATCTGGTCGGCAAACCTCTCATTGTACCCCACATCATTGCTGGCATTGCGAAAGTCGGCCTCCATGATTTTGCGGGCATTCTTCACCATGTATTCGCGATACTGGGCATTGTTGATAGTGGTGGTCGACCCCAGATGACCGTTCATCTGTTTCAAAATCGCGTTGTGATGGAGCGTCTCCGAACTGGCTCCGGCGACGACGGAGCGCCCATCGCTCATGAGAGGCGGAAACCCATCATATCGATTGTTGGTTTTGTACCCTAAATGCGATGCGGGAATCGACTCTTTAATTACGGGATAAGCGGATTCTAAGGACTGTCCAACAAACATTTATATGTTGGTTGGATATATTTATCAGAACAAAACCATGTATTATTCCGTTCCCACTATATCTTTTTGTAATTTGTACATGCGTTCAATTTCAAAGGACAATAGAGGCTGTTCAAAATACATCACTTTGGCGATTCCGCCTTGGAGTCCATTGTCCTGTCCAATCGTCAAAATGTCCCCCACGCTAAATGTCTCGTTTGCCGTTTGTCGTGGAATCGTCGTTTTCAGGACCCCATTCAAAAACATGTCGACCGTGTCTTTGTCGTAATTCACCACAATATGGTTCCATTTTTCCATGGGCGCATCGAATATATCGGTGTCTTGCGTATTGTAATCAATGCTGAACTTTTTATCCGTGCCATTGTACGTGATGCGCGGATGATGCACAAAATTGAGAATATTTGCGGGTTTATTGTATGGAATGTGGTTTGGCGGCATCGGAACAACATAGACCCACATTGACAATGCGAAACGCTTGCGAACAACAACCTCTCTATCCGGACTAGTTAATGTCTGTCTTTGCGGCTTTTCGGATTGCATATCGATATAGTTGGTTTTGTCTTTCTTCAAATTAATACGCTCGGGTTTGTCTACGATTATCTTGCCAGGTTGTTCCTGTATTTTTTTTGCTATTTTTGGGACATAAATATAGAGGAGCACAATAACCAATTCGATAATCAATGTGATAAATACGATTTTTGGTGTAACTTTATAGTCGCCGTATAAGTATTCAAACATATCGGAAATCAAACAAGGGATAAAAAAGATGAAGTTGACAATAAATCCCCCCCACCCCTTCATATTGTAAATGTATGCCTGGTATTGTTTATACAAAATAACGAGCCAAGACAGCCCGAATAAAATGCCGAGTATCATGGCACCGTATCCTAAAGCGGCTGACCCGGTATCGGACTCTGAAATATAAATAAAAAACCAGAGTGCCGCTATTGCGACGACGGTAAATATCGCGTTTTTAATTGATAACATAGAGGATGCCGTTGCGACCAAGTTCGAAATTGAGCTTGTAAACTCCCCTGAAAACGTGTAAATCATTCCGACTATAAACGGCACGACAATGAGTAAAACATAGAACCACGCACTCTTTTGGAATTGGCCTTTTAAGAAAAAAGAGAGGATGAATAGATATATAAAAAGTGTGAATACAATTGGACTTTCGCGGACCATATTTACTATCGTTTCTACAACAGCCATTTATAATATACGCCGATTTTTTGGCTATATCTGATGGTGTCTAAAGATTCTCCATCGTCGTTTTGCGGCCATGACATTCGCGGCAAAGAGCGACTAAATTGTCGATGTGGTTGCTGCCGCCATATTCAAGTCGGACCTTGTGGTCGACCTCGAACCAAGCCGAGAGCTGTTCACCGCAGTCACCGCATTTCCAGTTCTGACTGCTGGCGACGAATTTCTTCTTGGTCTCACTCACGGAGCGTTTGGTGGCTTTTTGTCCTGGCCCGGAACCAGAACCAGGTACAGACCCAGAACGCGACAGCCGGTCAATCGACCCCGATGGTGCGGAGACCACGGGATATGACAAGTCGTCCATATCACCAAACATATTTTGTTTGGCAGTGAAGTCTAAAATGGGGCTAAGCATAGAGGTGGTTTCGCGGTCCACTGGTAAGTATTTGAGATATTCGTTGGACCCGCGAATAATATCGTGTGCCTTTGCGGGAAACTTCTTAAAAAGGACAAAAAGCATAAACCCGCCTAGAGCAATTCCCGCCATTTTATAGTATTTTTGGTTGGTTTGTATCAGTTTCCAGTATTTGCCGTCGGTATATACGTTGGCTATCAATAATCCGGATATCAACAAAATGAGTATTTCAATACGCATCTACCCTATATATTGCGGGTCGGTATAAAATTGTTGGTGTTAGAGCAAAGGTTATATGCGAATGTGAAGGTTATGCGAATGCAAAGGTTAACTAGTAGTTAAACTAGATAAAAGATGAGGCAAAAACATAGCACGATGAATACCGCATGTATCCAGTATCGCCGCATACGCAATTGGTGGTGTAAATACACCGGCTTTGGTATGAACTGGTCATAGTAATTAGCCAGCGCTTCATCCAACGAAATCTCGTGTTTTCCAAGCATTTCATTGTATTTGTTGTGGATGAATACAACCCATCGAACTAGGGAGTCTTTGCTACCTAAATAGGGCGTGATTGGGAATTGGTCTAACATTTTACTAAATCGAGTGCTCATATCGGGATCCGGAATGAAATAAGAGAAGTTTGTGAAGAAATCGTAATATTTGCGGCGGGTTGTTTCATTTGGAAAGTCGGGATAAGAGAGGGCGACGGACATCATAAAAAACCAATAATGAGGGCCCCATGTTTTTGCCGAGGCTTGTGACATCAATAATATACTAAAAGATAGTATTTAGAAGTATTTATCTAATAGGATTAGACAAAGGCGAATGAGCTGTAATAATTGTGGAAAATATGGACATACCTATTACCAATGTAAAATGCCTATTATAAGTAATGGAATTATTGCCTATCGAAAACATCCAGAAACAAAAGTGATTGAATATTTGATGATCCGACGCAGAGATACTCTGGGAATGATGGATTTTATTCGTGGCAAATATTCGGTGTACAACAAATATTATATTATGAATATGATTTTTCAAATGACGGATGAAGAGAGGACAATGCTGGTGACTAAGACATTTGATGAAATATCGATGAAAATATGGAATAAAGAAGCAGTCGGGCATAGCCCTTTGATGGGGCATAGCCCTTTGATGGGGCATAGCCCTTTGATGGGGCATAGCCCTTCGGCGGTCGGGCATAGCCCTTTGATGGGGCATAGCCCTTCGGCGGTCGGGCATAGCCCTTTACCTCCGCCACCTGGTTTGGCACCACCTCCCACCGGCGACAATCGTCACAAAACCGAAGAAACCATCAGCCGTGAAAAGTTCAATCAGCTTCGCAGTGGTATTAAAATATATACAAATAATCAACCTTCAAAAACCGGCGATATATCGAGCGGCGAATGGAATACCAGGCACATATATTACTCATTAGAGTCAATGGTAAATGAATGTAAACAATCATGGGTAGAGCAAGAATGGGGATTTCCAAAAGGAAAGCGCAACTACAATGAAAGCGATGTTGATTGTGCTTTACGTGAATTTTATGAAGAAACCGGATTTAAAAATCGCAATATGGCATTTGTATTAAATAACATTGCGCCCTATGAGGAGATTTTTATGGGTTCTAACTATAAACCCTATAAACATCGATATTTTTTAATGTATGTGGATTACAACGCCAGTATCTTGGAAAAAATGACCGATGGAGATATGATGGAAATTAGCAGAGTCGAATGGAAACCGTTTACTGATGGTTTAAACTCAATACGGTCATATAATTTAGAAAAAAAACGCGTATTGTCCAATGTGAATATCATGCTTACAAAATGTACAAGTACCATTGCTTAAATATCCGCGTATGTGGATATACCATTGCTTAAATATCCGCGTATGTGGATATACCCTTAATATCCGCGTATGTGGTATACCCTTAATATTCGTATGCGGGGATAACTATGAGTCTTCAATAAATAATATATGTATGTTGGTATAGTATACATATATGGAAAAACAGCCCAGATGTAAAAATGGGACACGTAGACGTCCAATCTTTAATAACGAATGTTTGTCGGATAATGAATATCAAGAGAGGCAAATGGCAAAGAAAATCGCTGCTGCTAAAAACCAGACAAAAAAGAAGAAATCTGGAATAATTGATTCATTTATGAATATTTTTACAAGAAAAGATGATACAGTTGAAAAAGAATTGAAAAAACTGGAATTGATAAATGCTGATGAATACAAGCCGCCCAAATTGCCTGAATCGAATGTTTCGTCACCGGAGGCCCCTTTGTCCGAGAGTCCTTTGTCGGAGCCTTTTTTACAAGAACCTTCGTCGCCTGAACAGCAAACCCACGACTTTTTGTATCCCTCTCTCGATGATCCTTTTTTAAACCAGAAAATCGCCAACCGAAACGAGTTTAGTTCTTTTAAATACGACGCCGACATCACCCGCGAATTAAAAGAAGCATCCGATTTGATTTGCGACAATCCCGAGTTTGAATTGCTCAATCATCAATTGTTTGTGAAATCATTCATCTCCTATAGTACTCCATATAGAGGCATCTTGTTATACCACGGTCTCGGCTCCGGAAAAACATGTTCCGCCATCGGTATTGCCGAAGAGCTGCGCGACCATATGAAAAACGAAGGCATCACCCAGCGAATCCTGGTAATT